ATCTGTTGTTTTTTTAAGTGTGTAACGATAAAACAAACAATCATTAAAGTGCTTTTGTATTGTCTTGTCTAGTGTTACTACTTTTTCTTTTTGGTGTTTTGTTTTTACATAAGCAACTGCTGCTGTTTTACAAAACAATCTTGCATCTTGTTTGTTCGTTTCACAATCATAAACAACCCACCATCCTGCTTTTGCTTGACGTATAGCATACTTGCCAATACGGATACTGTTACCTTTTACATACGGTATTACTGATGTATCTAAGTTTTTGTTTATTAGTTCTTCTAGATTTTTAACAAGATTTGAAGTCATTTTTAATCACCAAAGTTTCTTTGTTACGAACTACCTTACTTACCAAGGATTTCCTGATAAGGTTTTCTAATATGAATTGAGTATGTTCGTCATAACTATGTAAAGGAGCAGTGTCGTGCATTTTATCTAACACATCTTGTTCCTCGTTAGTTACTGCAATATTAAATGAGTTAATTAGTTCTTTAACCTGCATCTAATATTCCTGCTAATTCATTCTTATTGTAAACAAATTTCTTTGGTTCGCCTGGCTTTTGCGCTGGATTTTGCAATTCGACTTCGCCTCTGGCGTTTCTTGTGACTTTAAACTTTTTAGTTGGACCAGGTTTTCCTGCTGCTGTTTTGCTTGGAAGATCTAACATTTTACCTGGTTTCATTCTTTTATCTAATTCTTTTGCAACAGCTGGATCTAATTGTGCTCCGCCTGTTGACTGTGTACCTACTGTTGCGTTAGGGCTATTAGGTTGACTTGCTGACCTTGCGGCTTGTTGTGCTGCCCTGTTCACTGCTCTACCCGCACCCTTTGCAGCTCTGCCTGCTCCTCGAGCTGCTGCTCCTCCTACTTTGGCTGCGCCTCGTGCAAGTGCTCCAGCACCTTTGACTGCACCTCGTGCAAGTGCTGCACCTCCGCGAACTGCTGCTGTGCCTGCAACCCTTGCAAGGCCTGCACCAACTGCTCCGATAGCAGGAAGTATTTCATCTAGTTGTTCTTCAGACATGTTATAGCTTTCGGCAACTTGCTTACGAGCGTCTTTTTCAAATTCATTAAATCTCATATTCTTTTACCTTTGCCTTTTTTACGTGTAGTTCGTAACCCAACGTTGACACTACCAAGTCTTTTACTTGCTGGGTTTGCTCTTTTAGTTCTAGATGTTTTAACTTTAATTGCACTAGACTTAGCACGTTTAGTCTTAGTTAATGTACGTGATGCTTTTACATTCTTAGGTGCTGTACATGTACTAGGCTTTGCAACGATTCTACCTTTACGTGAACCAGAAGTACAACGATATTTACGAACATTCTTAGAGCCTTTGCGGCCCATAATGCTCACAGCAGATTCAAACACTTCACGTAATAACATTATAAACGCTTGCCTCCGCCTCTACGCTTGTTTAGAGATTGTACTCGTCTACTTGCTGGATTAACTCGTTTAGTCTTACGAGCTTTACGTGCCATTCGTGCGCCTAATCGAGCTTTAGTTTGTTTCATCTTAATACGCTTTTTAACATCTGGTGCTGCAAAGCATTGCGAAATTTGTGCAACGACTCTGCCCTTGCGTTTGCCAGACATGCAACGATATTTCCGCACGACTTTCTTGCCTGAGCGAGCCCAAACTTGTTTTTCGATTATTTGATCATTAAAAAACTCACGTAGTAACATATAGTTATTTATCGTGAGCGAACGTTACATTGTTTGTAATAAGATGACAACTACTGTAGAAAGTAGTCCTGCAATAACTGTACCTGCTGTACCAACTAATACTTTAGTCATTGACTTTTGGCCTTCGGTTATATCTTTGTGTATCACTTCAACTTTAGATTCTAAACCAGTTAGACGCTTCTCTAACTGCTCGTAGCGAATGGCACATAAATCAACATGTGCTTCTAAACTTTCTCTTTCTAATTCTGTGACTTGTGACACAAATAACTCTCCTAATAAGTAAACTCTCGGTTGGCCTTATGATATAGTTGTTGTGCCTAATAGGTGTGTGAATGTGCCTTATACGTATTTATTTATCTATTGTTTCAAATATAATGTTAGTTAAATTTAAATCTTTTGTAAAAAAGATTCCTTTTTGTATTTTGGCTGTTTCTGTTAGTCCTACTGTCACAGGAACTAAATCAAAATCTGTTTGTAAAAATTCTATACTAGTTTCGCCGTATTCTATTGTAAAGTCAAGCGTCCAAACAGCTTGAGTTCCTCTATATTTTTTGCCAAAGCCTAGTCCTAACAAAGTATCTTCTTCTACTGTACACTTAACATCTGACGGGTTTGCTCTAATGCCAATTGTTTGTAAAACTGACATAAAGTTTTGTCTTTGTTGATATCCAATGCCTTCGCCGCGTCTAGCTACAGTTTCGGTTATGTCTGCTAATGTTTTAATTCTATATCGCATGTGTGTATTTACAGACATAAAAAAAGAGCCCAGTTAAAACTGAGCTCTTTAGTGTGACGCCTATGTAAGCAATCACGGTTCCTAAGGTAGTTTAGGATTTATGGGTTTTGTGTGAACGTTACAACCACTGTGCCACCTGTTAGGTCTGGTGCTGCTTCTGCACCTTGTAAAGCAATGTGATCGTCGTCTGCTGTACCTTCAACACCTACTACTGTGTAAACGTTGTCGTTTGCATCGCCTGTAGTTGCTTGAGTGATAGCTGCCGCAACTGTTGCTGCGTCTGTGTCGATTGATACGATATGTGTAACTGGTCCTAGACCGTTACCTGCAACTACTGCTGCATTTGGGTTACTTACTGTTGCCATTTTTATATCTCCTGTTTCTAAATGGACATCTTCGCTTCTCTACGAAGTTGTTATATGTATTTAGCTTTAAGATAAAAAAAGGGCTCTAATAGCCCTATTTTAGGTAACATTTTTACTTAATACGCTTGTGTAGTGCTCTTAACTGCTGTATTCCTTGCGGACCAGAGTCTACAATATCTTCTATCATATCTATAATAGGAAGATATGCTTCAACAAAGCTCTTTGGCACACTCTTACCTTCTTGTGCCATGTCTATAAACTTTGTTGCTCTTACACCGTTTTCTAGTCCTACTAGATATCCGTAAAGAGCAACTCTACGTTCTTTAGACAACTTTCGTGTTCTGCGTCCACGTATACGTTCCATAGCTGTTTCGTCTAGATGACTTTCAACTAACCCTTCGTCTATAAGATTACGTATAAAATCCATTACTTACCTTTGGCAAATTGTGCTGCCTGCTGTGCAATTTCATCATCACTTGGACCTTTGTCCATGTCGTCAGCATCTTCAGGTTCGTCTGCAACGTCTTTGCCTTTAGCAACATCGCCGCCTTTGGCAAGTTCTGCTTGTCCATACTTCATTAGTTTTAGCATTAACTCTTTTGATACGCCTGATTTCTTCATAAGCTCTTGTGGCGAACGAGGACCAAATGTTGTGTTGTATCGAGTCAACAACTCACCAAATTGTGCCATCATATTAGATAGAGCATCATCTTTTGTAGTAACAGCTCTATCCATTAGCACACGGCCAATAGCTGCAAGTTTCCTATCGTTTGAGCCTGTTTCCATACCTGCTTCAGTTATAATATCTTTTATTTTCATTTCATTAATTCCTTAATTCTACGTAATTGTTTATCTGCTAGACTTTCTGTAGGCACACTCTTGCCTGCTTTTTCCATTGCCTCTTTCCAAGGAGCAATTAATTCATTATAGTTAGGATCGCCTTTTAGTTTTGCAAGCATACTTTCAACTGTATGAGTGTCTGGTTCTTTAGCACCTTTGCCTAATAGTATCTCAGCAATCTCGTCCCAGTTGTTGGCAACTACTGCATCGCCTTTGTTAGGATCAACTACACCAAACTTAGGACTAAACTTGTAGCCTCTACCTCTTGCTATACTTGATAGTAAGATAGCTCTGTCTTTACCACTGTACTGCTCTGTGCCGCCACGCTTGGCTCCACGCTGTAGATCCGGGTTAGCTGTCATCATAAAGTCAGTTTGCACAAATCCTTTGCCTCCTTGAATAGGCATACGGAAGTGTACTTGGTCTCCTGCATCATGGATGTAACCACCTGTAAATGGTACTGCGCTTTTATCTCCAGTTTTAGCAATCATGTCCTTTTTGCTCATGTTCATGATTTGATCATCTGGAATACCTTGCTTCTTGCACCAAGCGACAAGTTTTGCTTTTAGTTCTTCTTTGCTTATTTTGTTTAGGTCAGTATTTAGATCTAAGTCACCGGAACTATTCTTTTCAAATGTTCCATCAGGATCTACTTTCTTGCCTGTTGTACCTAGCAAGTCATCGTCGACAAACTCTAAACCTACAATCTTTTCAATCGTAGCAACAGTAGGTCTTACTGCCGGCGTAGGTATACGTTGTGTTAGTGGACCTTCACCAGTTTTAAAAACATTGCCACCTTCTTTAAGAATCGTCATTATTTTTACTCTCTATTATTTTTGCAATACTTCGTTTAAACTTTTTAGGGTCGCCGCTACGAATGCTATTAATGAACCTACGTTCTAATTCGTTAGCAGTTTCGTCGCTGTATTCATTATGAATACGGTTTAATAAGTTAATTGAACTTTCAATAATGTTATTCGCTGTGGCTTCTATCAAATAGTCGTTGTCTTTGTGACTATTTAGATTAGATAACTCTGAAAGTATGCTTCTAGTACGTTTTTTCATTGTCTTATGTCCTTACAGTATTTAGTGTTTAAAACGGTAAATACCATAGCAGATGGGAGGGCACGTATGACTGCTATAAAAGAATTAGATCTTGCAAAAAGATCATTATTATTTGCTCAGCTTGCACAGACAGCATACATGGATTTAGATGATGCAAAGAAGTGGGCAAAGGCATATGGATTTACAACTGTAGAATTTTACAACAAGGACGGTGCGCAAGCATATCGCTTCCAAAACAAAATTGATCTTGTTATAGTTTGCCGTGGCACACAACCTAGTGAATTTAATGACATTAAAGCAGACCTTAAAGCAACGCCTGTTATGGCGGAAACTATTAGTCGTGTGCATAGAGGATTCAAAGCTGAAGTAGACGAGCTTTGGCCTATGATCGTTGAAGATTTAGTACGCAAACAAAACAAGAGTAAGGACCTTTGGTTCTGTGGGCATAGTCTAGGAGCTGCTATGGCAACCATTATGGCTAGTCGTTGTATGCATGACGACGGTCTTAATGATCCTATTGAGCTATACACTTTTGGATCTCCTCGTGTAGGTTGGAATAGATATTGTAATAGTTTGGGCGTTGAACATCATCGTTGGGTTAACAATAATGATATTGTTACACGAGTTCCGCTTTGGATTATGGGTTACAGACATCACGGAACTGAACACTATCTAAACGCATACGGAAACGTGCGTACACCAACTGGATACCAACGTTTTAAAGACAGGATGCGTGGCATGTGGATGGGCCTCAAGCAAGGTTCAATTGACAACTTCTCTGATCACTCTATGGTAAACTATATTGGATCGCTAGAATTATATGCTGACGGTAAAGAAAACAAGCAGTCTTAAAGAAATAGACTGCTTACACTTTCTTCGTTATTCACTCTACGAATTGCTTCACCAAACAAAGGCGCGACACTAACCTGTCGTGTCTTTTTGTAATTCTTAGGGCATCGGTTAGCAATACTATCTGATATTACCAACTCCTCTAATACACTCTTCTCAACTTTTTGACACGCATCGCCTGACAATACACCATGTGTAATATATGCACGAACTGACAGTGCGCCTGCGTCCATAATTGCTTGTGCCGCTTTGCATAGTGTGCCGCCTGAGTCAACAATGTCATCTACTAGGATAGCATGTTTGCCTGCAACATCACCAATAATATTCATTACTTCGCTTTTGCCTGCTTCAGGACGCATCTTATCTACAATAGCAATGTCGCCGTGGAACATGTCTGCAAACTTACGAGCTCTAACAGCACCGCCTGCATCTGGTGATACAAATACTGTGCCTGTTTGTTCTATATCTGGATCATCTATAAAGCCCATTGTTTTCTTAATATCTTTAGCAAATACTTTACGGCTTGTTAAATCGTCCACTGGAATATCAAAGAAGCCCTGTATCTGTCCTGCATGCAAATCCATAGTCAACACTCTATCAGCGCCGGCTTGTGTGATTAGATTAGCAACTAGTTTTGCTGTAATAGGAGTACGCGAAGCACTTTTACGGTCTTGTCTTGCATACCCGTAATAAGGTACAACTGCTGTAATACGACTAGCACTTGATCGTCTAGCAGCATCAATCATTACAAGCAATTCCATTAAGTTATCATTAACAGGAGACGATGTGCTTTGAATAATAAAAACATCTTCACCACGCACATTCATTAAAAACTCTACACTTGTTTCGCCGTCGGCAAATGTTTTTATTTCTGCTGGCACTAGTTCCGTGAAACTATGCTCGGCTATCTCTTCAGCTAGCTTCCTGTTCGCATTTCCTGTAATGATTTTCATTTTCAAACGTTGTCCTTCCGTATGTTGTTGTTGTATTTTAATGCTTCTTTAAGCAATGTAAATTCGACATCCATTCGCTCAGCAGACTTTACAAAGGCCTTTGTGTCTTTTGGAAAACAATGTCCTCCAAATCCCCTATCCTCTGTTATCATCGTGTGACTATCCCCTATGCGCTTGTCTATTGTAGTATACTGTCTGACCTGTTCATAGTCAAGTCCTAATTGTGTACTAAGATCATAAAGTTGATTAAAGTAACTTACCTTCAACGCAAGGAATGTATTACGTGCATACTTTGCAAGTATAAGCTCTTTAGGATCTGCTGTAGAAACATTAATATTACCCAATGCGATTACAAATAACTCAGCCCAAAAGCCTGTGTTGCTGCCGCCTAACAATATTGTATCACTGTTCTTAAAGTCTTCTATTGCCGAGCTTGCTCGTAAGAACTCAGGCGAAAACGCAAGTTGTTTGTTAGGAAAAGCATCAACCAACATATCCCAGCCTTCAACACTGATAGTGCTTTTAATTAAGATAGGTACATTTGGTGAGTTGTCTATAACATCAAAGACATTGTTCATATCACAAGTACCCCAGTCAGACTCGGGTGTGCTTACACAAACAATAATTGCATCTGCGTGTCTTAGGTCCCCGTAGTGTCCCAACATTGGATCACTAATTATAATTTCATGATAATCTTTAAGAGCTGCTTCATGTGCTTTACCTACAAAGCCATACCCTGCTATTCCTATTTTCACTATTGTTTTCCTAGAGTTTTTAGTAATTCTTTTTGTTCGTGCTTCTTGACGTATTCATCTTCCAACCCACCGTAAGTGCTACACTTGTCAAGTTCTTGTTCTATAAGCCATTTAAGTTGATAAAGGTCTTGCTTGCAACCCCATGTTACAAACCCATCCATTCGTGGATCAGTGGCTGCCCAGGAAATTTTTCTTATTTCTTCAACAATCTTTGGTATGTTCCAATCTTTAATCATACTACTAATTATAACATCTTTGATGTAGAAGTCAAGAAAAAAGGTTGTGTCGTCGTACACAACCTTTAATGTATTAAAGTCCGTTAGGAAGGATAATATAATGTATCATAAGAACTAATGCTACTGAAGCACCAAGTCCAACCATCATCTTACCAAAGTCCTTTGCTACTAGTGGAAACACACTCTTGGTCTTTTGCTTACCATAGTATGTAGCCATTGCTAGTTCACGTCCTGCAAGTAGACCAACGAACACCCAAGTTGTTGACATAGGAATATCGTTGAGCTCTTTGAAGAAGTACAAGCACAACCAGTAGAATAAATCAATCAGTGTTGCTGATCTTACATACTTTGTATTATGCTTCTCTAGAACAATTTGTTGTATCTTGCCGCCTCGTTCTCTAAACATAAAGAACATGCCTGCTACAAAAACAAAACTAATTAGAAACATTAAGTCTATCGGAACTACACGTGGTAGGAATACAGCGATGTTTGCCATGTCATGACTAAGCCATGTCCACCACAAGCCACCAGTTGCTATCCATTGTGCAATACGCCAAAACCTTTTGTTGTCTTCGCTTACTGGTTTCGTTTCATCAAACCAACTGTTTGCATATTTTGTTATAGCAAACCATACCATGTATGCAAAACCTGCGGCTACACCGTAACCCATTATTGATTTCATCAGCATCTTTTCAAGCACAAATGTACTTGCGAATACTGATAGAACTAAGAAGCTAGTTGACACTGGTACACCTAGCCGTGTTAGTGCTACTAGAATAGCAGGTGCGGCTGCGTGATACCATTGTACTTCTTGCCATGGGATTTTGTTTAGTCGTCCGTAACTAATGTCACCGCCATTTGTATACCAACCATACCAGAGTGTTGCAAGTAATACTGCACTTGCTGCTGCCCATAATGTTTTGTAGTTGAATCTCTCATTGTTTGATGCCATCCATGTACCGAGAGTCTGTACTGAATCATTTGCAATTACCGCGTATGCGGCGAATAGGAACCCAACTAGGCTCCATAAGGTGAGTGCGTCCATTTTAGTTCTCCTCTGCTTGACGGCTTTACCCCGTCGCTCACTTTAGATAACAAGCTCGACGTGCTTGTTCACATATTTACTTTACACACCTATTTGTATTTTGTCAACTGACTTTAAAGTTTTATAGTAAATCTAGTAGCCACAGTTGTTGATACATGATTGTTAAGTGAATCATTAGTATCTCTAGTAACATAAGGACTAAACGTCATGTTCTTATGTTTGAAGGTTAATCCTATAGCATCTCTTGAACTAAAGATTGTGTCATTATTTTTAAAACTATAACGAGGTGATACTTTTGCCCAAATTCCAAAACGTGGATTAAACATGTGTTGGTACTTGACTTCTACTCTAGTCCTAAAATGATCTTCTTTATAACGATAGTCTCTATGTTCTAACCGCGTTAGCACAGAAAACTTATAGACTTCTAAAAGCTTCTTGTCTAGTATCATGCGTCTTTCATGATTGCCAGTGTCACTTACAATATGTCTATAGCCTACTTTCCATCCATCACCTAGGTTGACTTTAAGTTGCAGAAATTTAGTTCCACTGTCAGTGAAACGTTGTTGCAACGAGTATCGATCCCACTTTTGTACAAAGTTATATTCTTCTTTCTCGTTTACATTTGCATATGCTGTAGTTGTTATAATGCACATTAGTATTGCTGTGATTATCGCTTTCATTTTTCTCCTCGCTTGATGGCTTTACCCCATCTCTCACATAAGATTCTTTCTCTATGAAAGAACTGTTCTTATTTAGTGTCCAAGGTATGCATACATTGCATAGCGTGAATGCAAAAATAACAGTCGACTTTATGTAAGTATGGCTGTACTATTGTATAAATAACACTGTTAAAGCAGTTGCAAAGGCGGTTTTGACAACACACATAGACACATAGGATAGACTATGCGGATTATCCATCCGTTACAAGCGATTGACGGCTACCAAAGGTAGTTGCACCGCCGGGGAAGTTCCGGGGTATTGCTTTCCTCAAGCATCCACAAAACTTAATCAAGGAGAACGAAATGTTCAGAGAAACATTCAACGGCCTTGTGAGTTTACTTGGAAACCCACTTCCAACACGGAAGTTCGAAAAAGAGATGCTCACTTACGCCAAAACAGAATACGGTAAAGACTGGCAGTACGCATATATGTACATGCTATCGCACAATGGTCGCGGACCAAGAGCGGGAGTATATAACTAATGACATATTATGTATTGACAGCATCTAACTGGTTAACAGATGGAATAGTTGGACTATCAGATCTGTTCAAAGCGTGGGGCGAACGCAGAGCCGCCAAGGCACTGATTCGCAAAACTCGTACAGAATTATCTCAACTAACAGATCATGAATTACGTGACTTAGGAATAGGTCGTAGCGATATTGAAAGTATTGCTAGAGGCACGTTCCACAAAGAGACCACACTTCAAACTAATAGCAACCTAAAAGGTTGGGTCTAATGTTTAAAGAAATATTAGGTCCACTGTTGATAGCAACAGTATCAATGGCTATCATAGGCGGAATAAGTTTGATTCAAGTAATTCAGTATCTATAGGAGATAATTATGACAACAATGCAACTAACAATGAATACAACTAAAGGCTCATTTAGAGCTTTTGGAAGAGTGCTTATAGCAATATGGATTGGTATATTAGCACTTGGCGAGTCTGCTGGGCGAGCAAGAGCTGCTGCCGAGCTGCACCGCATGGGGTACTATGACGAAGCAAAAGCATTAATGCTTCAGAAGGATAGTAAAGATGTATAGCTGGAAAGAGCTGTTAAGAGCAGGTATAACACTATTAGGCGTAATGGTGTTTCTAACTGCTTTTTTAACACTAAATGGTCTACATTATGCAGGGATTATCTGATAGAGTAGCCTACGGTTTAACTATGTCGTTTAGATGGTTTGCAGATACTTTCTTTGCAAAACGTTATGGACATAGAGCTGTAGTATTAGAGACTGTAGCAGGAGTTCCTGGTATGGTCGCAGGTATGTGGAATCACTTAAGAAGCCTGCGCAAGATGCAACCGGACGACAGAGGCTGGATCAAGACATTACTTGACGAAGCAGAAAACGAACGCATGCATCTAATGATTTTTATAGAAATAGCTAAACCTAATTGGTTTGAACGGATGTTAATCCTACTAGCACAGTTAGTGTTTTGGCACTTCTATCTTTTGTTGTATATCTTTTTTCCAAAGACTGCACATAGGATGGTTGGATACTTTGAAGATCAAGCAGTAATAAGTTACACACAATACCTTGATAGGATTGATGCAGGCAAAGTAGTAAATATGCCTGCTCCGCAGATTGCAATAGACTACTATGGACTAGAGCAAACTGCAACACTTAGAGATGTTGTGATAGCAGTTCGAGCTGACGAGCAAGGGCATGCTACAGTCAATCACAACATGGCAGACACATTTTAAACACACGGAGACATATGAAAACTTTAATTGAAAACCTAAGATTGCAGTGCAATGGTGAAGCATGCGAAACAATATCAATGATGATATTGAGTGCGCTTTGCGTAGGCGTTATGGTACATAGTTTAACATCTATAATATAATTGCAACAAATCAGCACACCTATATATAGCAGGGTTGACTTTTCCTGAGTTCTCTGCTATATATTATACACGCTATAAATTCTTATAGCACACTACACATATACACAAAGGAAACACAATGAAGAAATTACTATCTACAGTTGCCCTCTTGGGTCTACTATCAACTCCGGCACTAGCCGCAGACACTACAGTCGAAATGTTAAACAAACGTGATGATGGTGCCAAAATGGTTTACAGTCAAGACATTACTACAATTGACGTAGGCGATACAATTACTTGGGTACCAACATCAAAAGGTCATAACGTAGAATTTATTGCAGGACCAGATGGCTGGGACGCACCTAAGAAGTCAAAACTCAACAAAGAAGTTGAAATGACATTTGATACACCAGGTGTATACTTGTACCAATGCACACCACACAAGAGCATGGGCATGATTGCTATTGTTGTTGTAGGTGAGTTGACACAAGAAGGTGTTGATGCAATTAAAGGTGCAAAAGTGCGTGGCAAGTCAAAGAAGAAACTAAAAGAGTTATTGGCTGGATTATGAAGCCCAACACTAAATTTAATTTAGATACAAACGATGTAGAGCATATTGAACGTGCTCTACACATGTTACAATCGTCATTTAACAACGACGATGATAAAAAAGAAATAGTTAATATATTGGCTAAGTTGTATCATCAAAAGAATTGGTACAGGCCGAAAAAAGACTATGTTAGTGGTTGACAAACACTAAATACTTTGCTATATTTAATAGCACTACACACATACACATAGGAGAAATATTATGACAGTAGAAACAAAGTACGGGGCTGACATTATGAAACAGACCCAAGAAGTGGCAGAACTAGTAAAATCTATGATGCCAAAAGTAACAACTAATGCAAATGGATATGAAATCCGTACCAAAGTATTAGAAATGGCACAAAATAATGTTTGGCAAGATTATCACGCTAAACTAGGTGCGTTTGAAACTAAAGTAACTAAAGAAGAAAACGAAATTGTAACTACCATTGCAATGCCTGAAGTTCCTGGAGCGGATGCTGTACTGGATGCAGCTGAAAAGTTTTATAGCTTTGTAGCAGGTAAAAAATAAATAACTATAACTAAAGTATAATAATAATTACAGGGCATAGCCTTTATAAAGTATAAAAACCAGCAACCCCTCGTTTAGTTCCACTAGGCGGGGGGTTAATCTTAATTAATCAAGTTAACAAAGTTTACGCCAGAGTCGCCCATATATTGGCCGGCGCCTTTGACTCTAAAAATAACTGAAGTATTAGCTGTTCCAGCAATTTGTACATTACAGGTTTGTGTTGCTGCACTTGCTGCTGGAACATTGACTGTGATAGTCATTCCTGTAATATCCGGAGATCCAATATCTGTAGCAGTAGCACTTCCTAGATCAACTGCAAATTCTGCTGAAGTATTGCCTCCGCCTGAGTTAGCGCCAGTTCTACTGAAAGTAATCGTAACTTCTTGTGATCTGTTTGCTGCTGAATTAAGTCCTAGTTCGCCACTTAGGCTGACAGCAAGTCTTATAACACCAAATATGCCAGTGCCGCCAGAACCATATGGAACATCAACATCAAACATAGTTGTTGCACTAAAACTAGATCCAGTAGCAACTGTACCTATTCTAAATCCAAAGTTAGTATGGGTCACTGTATGCTCTTCGGTATTAACTGTAAAAGCAGGTGTATCATCACTCTCATTATAGAACACTAGTTTGTTAGCAGAGTTACCAATACTAATCTTATCTCCGCCTGTGTCGTTAAGAACTAACCTTGCAATTGTGCTGTCAGCAATTTCTAAATTAGTACCGTTTACACTAAAAGGATCAGTTGTGTTTATTCCTACATTTCCAGAGTCATCAATATACATTGCTTGACCGCCGTTAGTATTAAAGTTCATACTATTTTCTGTATGATTATACCAAATAATACCTGAGTTTGGATCAGCAGTGTCGCCGAAGAATATGTGACTGTTGTATCCGTTTTGTACAAGAAACTGTAGGTCTGCACTTGCTTCGCTGCCTGCTTCGATCATTAGCGTAGCTTTTCTGTCAACGTTCTGCGGTGCTCCAGCACTTGTACCGTCTGATACATGCAAGCCTGCAACAGGTAATGTAGTTCCTACACCAAAGTCACCGTCTTGGTTCAATGTCATCTTGGTGCCGGCAATCGTGCCAGTTGCAAACTTCATGTCGCCTTGATACGATGCTAGTACTAAGCCACCGTAGCCGTCGTCGCCGTCAGTACTATAAATTGCACCTGTGTCGCTGTCGTCGTTTTCTTTAAAACGAATTGCGCCTGCTCGTCCGTTACCTGCACTCGTGCCTTGTATGTGTATTGTAGGAACACCACTACCAAAGTTTGCATAAGAGTTTGATGACGGGCCTATATATATGCCCTGTTGGTTTCCTGTAACAATTTCCATGTTACCGTTTACTAACGTAAGTCTTTCGTCAGGATCGTTTGTGTTAATACCAACATGGCCATCATCTTTTACAAATAACCCTGTTGTTGCATCAGCATCACCGTAGATAGAAACAAAGCCATCGGCACCTAATCCTGTAAATAAAGGTGATGTAATTCTTGTGGTGTGTTGTGCTCTGTCAGTGCTTACTTCTAAAGCTCCTACTACATCAAGATTATGAGAAAATACCCATTCGTCGTCAGTTTCGTTCCAATTAAGTGTAGCATTTCCATCATCTGGACGTTTGACTGTAATACCTGCATTGTTGTTTTGTGTGTCAGCTGTAGCAGCACTACCTAATAGAATATTTTTATCGCCTACGTTAATTGTTGTGCTGTTAATAACAGTTTGTAACCCATCAACTTGTAGGTTACCTGCAATAACAACTGTACCAGTATCGTCACCGTGTGCTGCTGGATCGATTGTAAAACTTGCAGGTCCTCTTAGATACCCTGCAAGAGTAGCATTATTAAATGATACACTATCTCCTGTACCAACTGATTGTCCAATAGCAACCTGTCCGTTTGTGATAGTTACACCAGTGCCGTTACTAAAATGCGCTCTAGTTTCTGCTGCACTAGGACCTGTATAGGTAAACACTCCAGTACTGTCGTCATAGCCTAGACTGCCGTCACCACCCGAATCCGTTACACTCACTGCTGCTCTTGCTAGTGCATCTGTGTAGTAGATATTTGTTGAACCCTGGGCTAGTGCATCTGTTGTTTGATTAGATAAATCGCTTACTTGTCCAGTTACGTTGCCAGTTAGGTTACCAGTAAGAACATTACTCACAGCATCAACAAGCAAGGTGCTGTCATCACCAAACACACTTCCTTTGACGTCAAAACTGTCGCCTGCTTGTAATGCAGTTTGTGCTAATGCAGCATCGCTACTTGAGGCTGCATCAGTAATACCATATCCTGCTAATGTTGTTGGTGTGTTTGTAAGTTCAGAAAACTCTTGAATAATAGTGTAGGATAAATTAGTCCATGTGTTAACACCGTCACCAATTTTAAGTTTGCGGGTGTCTGTTTCAAAGCCCGGTTCGCCTAAATCTAGTATTGTGTTTGCCGCTGTCCAATTTGCCGCGGTATCTCTTCTTAACTGAAACTTAACTGCCATTCTGTTTAATCCTTGGAATTATATAGCAGTATTTATCGTTATGGTGTGCCTGCTGTGTTATCTACTAGTAGGATATCAAACGTACAAGTATAACGACCGTTGTTCGCAAGAGTGTGCATCCTAGCATCAATATCTGACTTCTCTGGAAATGATTGTGGAATAGGATATTCCAACTGATACGGTCCGCCGCGGCCAACTACTTCAGCAACGTGTCTAATGGCAAACGATCCAGTGCCGCCTTCTCTAACCATTAGTTTGAATTCGCCTGTTGCGTCATCCTGTGCTGTAACATCTAATCTCATCAAGTAACCTGTGTAGCCCGCAGGTACAGTATAGATAGCCATCAGTGTTTGACCTTGATTCTCAAGTATCTTTGCCACAGTCACATTGGTCGATGTTTGTATCAATATACGAGCAGATGTATTAACATCAAAGCCTCCGCCGTTTTGATATCTTGCTCTGTAGATTCTTTTGTAAGTATTGGCTGTTGTTGCTGTTGATCCTGATATGGTTACAGTTTCAGTCTGTATTTCATAGTTCGCATCCAAGCCTTGTATTTCTACTGTGTCACCATCTAAGTCTGTGTTGAGATTGTTTTCATTGTTTGGCGCAGTGACTTTAATATTCAACAGACCATTGGCATCAATCGCCGCCCAAGGATAGATGGTATCGTCCTCGTCCCATATGGTTCCGACAGTGTCTATGCTCATAGCAGGAACAGCGCCAAACTTGTGTACTTGTCCAAAGCCTGCTGGTAGATTGATACTGTTGTAGATGTCTCCACCCACAGTTCTTAGCACAGGTTGCCCTACTGAGTTGTAGTCCATTACCTTATGAAGATTAACTTGGTTAGGCTCGTTTGGATGTTCGTAGTTTGTGGAGTTTGGTATATGATTAGGCATTAACTAGCCCACGGCCTGCCTTGCTTGAGGCCTCCTATGTTATCATTGTCAACAACGTTATTGGTGTTGTTATCACCTACTGCATAACGAGTAGGTAATTGTGTTGCGTCTGCTGTAACATCTGCATAGCGTCCTGGTTGTATAACA